AAGAGCAACAAGATCAGCTAGGGGAAGTGCTTCTGGTCCTATTACATTGCCTGGTATGGGCGGTGTAATTATTAATACGGAAACTATCACAGATCCAGGTTCTTGGCGCGTATTCTTGCCAGGTGTGATTCCTGATTTGCCTTCTGGCCCTACTGTTCTTGGAACCGTTGAAGAAATTTTATCAAATCCAAGTTTAGTTTTAGGTGGATTAATTGATGATCTTCAAAATGTAATTTCAAATCCAGAAGAAGTTCTTGCTGAAATCTTTACCAACTCAGTAGGAGAAGGTGGATTTGTTACAACCGCTGTTATGACAGATGTTATATCTCGCGTAATAGATCGAATAGAAGATGCTACTGATGAAATACTTCGTAATGAAGATGGCATTCCTGAAGTAAATGAACAGGGATCTATCTTAGGTGGTCAAGAAGAAGAATCTACAGATGAAGACATTTTAGGAGATACTACAAATGAAGATGATCCTTTTACTGATACCGGATCTACAGATTCTTCAACAGATGATCCAGTTGTATCTACGCCAGAAGTAGGTACTACCACACCAGAAATAGGCACTACAGATGTCTTATCTGTAGGAGATTCAGTAATAACAGGTATGCTTTCTACAGGAGAACCTCAAATAGGTGAGCAACCACAACAAGAACTAGGTGCTACTGAAACTGTATCAGAAGGAGGCGGTGGTGCTGGCGTTCAATCTGGTAGCAGTATGTTTGATGAATTTTTAAGAAGATTGCGACCAATCCAAATTCCACAAATATCAGGCATATCACAACTTCCACAAAAAGATGCACTAACAGAGCTTAATGATTTTATAAATAGACAAAACGGCATGTTCACTGGAGGCAATCAAATCATATGACATATTTAAATCTAATGAATAATGTATTGCGTCGTCTTCGAGAGGATGAGACTACCTCTGTCACCAGTGGCACTTATGTAAAAATGGTTAGTGACTTTATTAACGATGCAAAAACATTGGTAGGTCAATCAACAGATTGGTCTGCACTACGAGAAACACTGACGATCTCGACAACTGCTTCAGACAATACCTATTCGCTAACAGGCGGTGGTGATAACGTAAAAGTTATGTCAGTAATTAATGATACTCAAAACTGCTTTATGGAGTATGAAACAAAAGATTACTTTAATGATTCCTTGTACATATCTAATGCCGCTACTGGAGCGCCAAAGTATTACACCTTTAATGGTTTAGATAGCAACGGAGATACACAGGTTTTGGTAGGCCCAACGCCAGATGGTGTTTATAGCTTACGATTTGATCTTATCAAACGACAAGCCGACTTATCAGCAGATACAGATATTCTATTGATTCCAGCACAGCCTGTCATTCATTTGACAGTTGCATTATTAGCTAGAGAAAGAGGTGAAACAGGAGGAACATCTACAACGGAATACTTTCAGATAGCCGATAGATACCTAGCAGATGCCATTGCTATTGATGCGGCAAAGCATCCAGAAGAAATGATTTTTAGGACTGTTTGATATGGCTCAGTCACTTACAAGTGTTAATCTTGTAGCTCCTGCCTTTCAGGGGATCAATACAGAGGACTCGCCTCTAGCACAAGACCCCTCTTTTGCAGAGATAGCAGATAACGCGATCATTGACCAACGTGGTCGTATTGCTTGTCGTAAAGGTCATAGTGTACTTACAACTAACAAAACTGCTTTAGGCTCTGCAACGATAAGAGTAGTACATGAGTTCCAAAAAAATACGGGTAGTAACGTCATACTATCGACAGGCAATAATAAAATATTTACAGGCACTACAACCCTGACTGATGCAACACCTGGTGGTTACTCGATTACAGCTAACAACTGGAAGATCGTAAACTTCAACAACAATGCTTATTTATTTCAAGCAGGACACGCACCTTTAATATATGACGGATCGTCGGTTGCACTCCTTAGCTCTGTGGCAGGATCAGGCGGTATCGTTCAAGGCAATGAAGTGTTGGCGGCCTTTGGTCGTTTGTTTGTTACTGGATTGAGTTCTGCACCATCGACTATCTATTGGTCTGACTTACTACAGGGTCATGCGTATACAGGTGGCTCTAGTGGCAATATTGATATTTCTACAGCATGGCCTGATGGCTATGACCAGATTGTAGCTCTCGCCGCACATAACAACTTTCTTATCATTTTTGGTCAACATAGCATTGTTGTTTACTCTGGTGCTAGTTCTCCAGCAAGCATGACACTTGCGGATACTGTTGCTGGCATTGGTTGCGTTGATCGGGATACAGTCCAATACACAGGAACAGATGTTATATTTTTATCTCATACAGGACTCAAAAGTTTTGGCAGAACAATACAAGAAAAGTCTATGCCAATCAGCAGTCTTTCAGGAAACATCACAAAAGACATCATTGACAATCTACAATCTGAGCAGTCATTTTTTAGGTCTGTTTATTCCCCTGAAGAAAACTTTTATTTATTAAGTTTTGTAGGTCAGAATGTCACCTACTGTTTTGATATAAGAACTAAAACAGCTAACGGATCTTATCGAGTAACACGATGGCCTGAAACAGGCTTTTCTGCTTATGCCAAAAAAGAAGATGGTGATCTACTGATTGGAACATCAAATGGCATCTCTCAATACTCTGGCTTTCAAGATAACGGACAGGCTTATCGCTTCAAATACGCTAGTCCTGGACTATCTTTTGGTGATAGTTCTAGGATCAAAATGGTAAAGAAACTAAAACCAACAGTAGTTGGAGCAAGTGATACAACTGTATTTTTGAAATGGTCTTATGATTTTTCAGGTGCCTATGCCATTGAATCGTTTCAGGCGGCAAATCAAACTCCTGCTCTTTTTGGTGTTAGTGAGTACAATGAATCAGAATTTACAGGTGGTACATTAGTTACAAGAAAGTCAATAAACGCAACAGGATCTGGAACAAGTGTTGTTATCGGGGTTGAGGCAGAAATAAATTCATCTCAGCTATCATTACAAGAAATTAATGTAATGGCTTTGATAGGAAAGCTCGCATAGAGGAAAATCATTATGGATTTTTTTGAAGATTTATTTAAAACCAGAGGAGGACTAGGCCTTTTAAGCACCATACTGACTGCTAATGCCTTTAATAGAATAAGTGACGTAGGAGAAAGGGCATATAGTGGCGCACAAGATATTGCCAATCAAATAAGAGAAGATAGTCAGTTCAGGCCATTTACGGTAACAACAGCTACAGGATCAGGCTTTAACACCATGATGACTCCACAAGGTCTTCAAACCACTATGGAGCTTTCTCCAGAAGAACAAGCCTTACAGAGTAATTTATTTGGTGGTGCGAGTCAGTTCTTTGATTCAGCACAGCAAGATACTATGGATCGTGAGAGAGATATTTTTCGACGAATACGTGACGTACAAAGACCTGATGAAAGGAGAGATCGTCTGGAGTTAGAAGAGCGCTTATTGTCTCAAGGTCGATTAGGAACATCTTCTGCAACATTTGGAGGCGCTACCCCAGAGCAACTTGCACTAGCAACTGCACAAGAAGAAGCAAGAGCAAGAGCTAGACTTAGTGCGATGGAGCAAGCCCGTCAAGAGCAACTACAACAAAGTCGATTAGGTACTGAGTTTTTAAGCTCTGCGTTCTTACCTCAAGCACAACTTACTGCCGCTTTGCGACCATCCTTCTTAGAACGTGATCTTGCACAACGAGGACAGCAGTTTGGTACTGGATTATTTAGCGAAACTCAAATGTCTGGTCTTGATGCGCTATTGTTGGCTGAGCAAGCCAGAGCCAACTTAACAGGTGGTATTGGAGCCGCTTTAATTGAAAGTTTGGCTTCGATTTAGGCTGTTACTTAAAATAGGGATATTTGATTATGGCTACTTTTTCTAGAGAGCTTTTACGATCTTTAGCTCAACCAGCTTTTCAAGAAAGTTTATTTACTGCCGCTCGTAATCTTGGCGCGGCTCCTGCTCGTCGTGCCGCATTAGAGAGATTTAATCAAATAAGCAAGATTACTGGTCAGGCCCAAACATCTGCGTTGTCTGGTGAAATTGATATGCTTGCAAATAACATTGAGCAGTTAGAAACAATTAGAGATGCGGCTCCTACTCTTAAACAAAAACAGGCTATTGACTCACGTATTACTCAGCTACGAGGCTTAACCTCTTCTGCAAAGGCAGAAAGATTGAAGCGGGATATCACTGCGGTTTCTCAAATTGATAATAGACTTGATGGTCTTGACGCTAGAACAGACATATCAGAAGAGGAAAAGAAACAATTAAAAGAAGGCTTAACATTAAGCAAAAATCAGCTTCTTGATAACCCAGAGATTGAGCAAGGGTACAGGCAGGATCAGATAGAGGCTTTTAATTTTGCCAATGCACAGCGAACCATGCGTGAGCAAGAGTATTTAAGAAATAACTCAAAAACATTTTTAGATGTCATAAAAACGGGAGATTCGACTCAGCTTAATGCCGTAAAAGATGAAATTCCACAAGAATTTAGAGCTATTGCTGAGAAGTACATTACTGGAGCAATACAAAACAACGAAATCAATCGAGAGTTTGAAGAGCAATCAATCGCTATGCGTACAGCGCCGATGACTAAAACTGAGATAGACGCTATTGTTAATCAATTACCAGAACGTGTAAGAGAAAATGTTGCCCCTTTGGTTAATAGATATAAAAAGGCGGCTGAAGGATGGAGTGATGAAAATAAAGAATGGAATACAAAGTCATTAACAGATGCTAGGGCCGCAGAAAAAGCATTGCGAATGAGAGTTGAAAATCTTACGGATCAAGCTCTTTTGAACCAAATACGAATTGAAGACGAGCAACAACTGAGAACAGAAAACGCTGTTCTAAAACTGGAGCTAGAATTTGTAAATCCTAATTCAACGGATATAAAAAATGAAGAGATGCGTCTTGCCGGTCAAGACAAAGACAAGATAACACCTGAAATTACAGCACAAGCAACGGCAATAGTTCGAGAGGGAATTTTAAAACAGATAGAACTGTTTAATGAAGATCGAGCAAAAGAACTAAGAGTACCACCTCAAGAGGCTATAGATGATGTGCTTGCTAATCCTGAATTAGCTGATGACTTTGTAAAAAAATATGGATTAAAACGATTAGAGGAAGTTAGAAATATAACTCCTTCGCCAGAACCTGAGCCCTCTGAAAGGCCAAGTTCAACACCTTCAAGGTTTAGAGACTTATTTCCTGGTCGAGAAAGTGTTGGTGGTCAAGCAAGAAGATCAATGTTTTTTGAGCAAAACTAAAAATGGCAAAAGCAAATTACTTTGATAAATTTGACAAGAGTTTAGTTGTATCTGCCAAGCCAAGTCTTAGTAGTAATTACTTTGATAAATTTGATACAGCAACACCAAAATCAACTGAATATAGTGCCATTCGTTCTGGTGTGGTTGACTTCTTAGAGTCTGCTTTGGGCGTGGGTGACGAGCTGGATGCCTCTATTCGTGTTCTTTCTGATGAAGTTGATACCTACAATGAAGGCATACAGAAATCTCGCGCAGAGCTAGATGCTTTTGAAAAAGCTAATCCTGGTGCTTCTGGACTAATTACTGCTGTCGGCCTTGGTGCTGGTTTATTTGTTCCTGGTGCTGGTCTTGCCAAGATCGCTCAGACAGGCAGTAAGTTAGATAGGGCATTAAAAGTAGCCACCCTTGGTGCCGCTGAAGGTGCCGCGTATGGGTTCCTTAGTGGTAGAGATGAAGGTCGCTTAGAGAGTGCCGCATTAGGGGCTGGCCTCGGTGCTGGTCTTGGTGCTGGAGCGTCTTTGCTAACTCGTAACGCTGATGAGATTGCCGCCGCAACCAAAAAAGCAAAGCGTCAACGTGTAGGCAAAAAGGGTGGATTTATTGGCGGTGAAGAAGGCTTTGCGAATGTAGGTCGTGCGGGTAGAGGGGGATCTGCCTTTGATGCCAGCTTACAAAAGCGAACCAACACTACCATCCTTGATGGTGATGGTATTGAAGACAACATGGGTAAAGCCTCAAGAACGATAGGCGATATCTTTTTAGGAAGCAAAGAATGGACAGCCAAAAACGTAGGTGCTAGAGCCGCTCGTCTCATCGAAGACTCTGAGATTATGGTTCGCCATGAACTCAACGAGATCGACAAGATTTACAACGATACGTTTGCTGGTGCGGCAAAGATATTTGATGACAACCCAGCACTAAAGAAAATGCTTCTTCAGATAAACAGGAGCCTTGACGATAAAGCTATTTCTTGGGATCAGGCAACAGCAGTAGCAAGAACTGCCGAAGAGAAACAAGCCGTTCAGTTAATGCGAGACCAAGTAAAGGTTCTTCAGGACTTAGACATTGTTAAGTTTCCTGACGGCGACTATATGCCAACGATTGTTACGGGTAAGGACAAAAAAGCTTTCGGGGTAAATGATTACGCAAACCCTGTTGAGGCACTCAAGCAATATGCAAAAGATGTTGCAATGGCAAGGGCAGTAGCAAAGCGATTTAACATTGATACAAAGAAACTAAGATTTGAAGAAGATTTAAAAAATCCAAGAAGTCGCATCGACATTATTTTTAAAAAGATTGATGATGCCGCAAAGAAAGAGCTAGGCAAAGCGAGCAATGCTGAAGCTATTCGCAGTAACCTACAGGATGCTCTTCGATCTACGCTAATTACTTCTAAGATTGGTGGCGATGCGGTAGGTGCTATATCAAGAAGAGCGGTATCTACTGCGTTACTGGCTAACCCTATGAACGCTGTACTAAACATCGTAGAAGGTATAACGGCTCCGGTTTTTCAGAATAACATTAAAGCTTGGTTACAAACAGTGCCACGCGGAATCATCGAAACTTTTCCAACCATCTCAAAAATTACTGGCGTAAACCCTAACAAGTGGGTATCAAACGAACAGCTTGGCCTTGGTCAGAACTTTTATGGCGAGGTGGCTAACACGATTAGCAAAGAGACCATAAAGAACGCTGAGGTAATCAATTACATCAAAGCACCACAGCTTGTGGGTCGTGGTGTAGACATCCTTGGTAAGGCTTTGTATCGCGTCTCAGGCGTAGAGAAAGTAAACCGCATGGGTCAAGAGATGCTGTCCAACACGGCTGTTCAGCGAGCAGTGAACCTAGCTAGAAAGGGTGATGAAAAGTCTATCGAACAGTTGAAGCGACACGATGGAATGAAAGGCTTGTCGCAGTCTGAGTTTGATAGCACCGTCAAGGCGCTTCAGAAAATGAAAGAAGGCGGCTCGTTAAATAAGAATGAGCTTGGCTATGTCCTGAACTTTGCTGGCGCGGCTATGAACAAATGGCAACCAGTTAGTGCTAGTGCAATGCCTCGCGCTTACAATGACAATCCAAATGCTCGAATGATGTACAGCATGTTGTCGTACATGAATCGACAGATGAACAACATCCGAACTGAAGTTGGGCTGAACCTAGCTACCGTTGCAGAGAAGGGTATCAATACTAAAGAGGGTGCTGAAGCCGCAAAGATTGCGATGATTCAGACAGGAAAGTATGTAGCACTGTTCGGGGTTATAGCCGGCATTTGGGATGATGCTCGTAAAACGCTGGATCTTACTAAGAACAAAGATGTTGCAGAGGTTCTTACACCAGAAGGTATTTCTTCAGCAACTTTCAATCAACTTGCTTCTAACGTCACTAGTGGCATTGTAAACATAAGAGCAAAAGAATTTGGAGGTCAACCAGTAAGTTTAAATCCTCCCCCTCTACAGGCTGTCAGCCGTACAGGAACGGGCTTATTAACAGCAGGAGAAAGAGTTTTAGCTGGAGAAGAAGACCCGATAGAGCCATTGCTTCGCACTGCTCAAACATACGCTCCTGGTTTGGCTAACATCGACAGAATACTTCGCATGACCACTGGCGAACGTCTATTAACTGACGACTAATCCCAACTAACAAACTCTAACCACCCTGCTTTCCCTGAAGCTCGTTCGTTCTCCATACGTGCGGCCTCAGTTTTATAGTGTTTGGCGATTAGCTTCTGCTCTTTATTCATCCTTTTGCCAAGGCTAATGTCCTCTGCCTTCTCTCTAATCAACTCCAAAGCACCTTCGCCATAGGTATCAATGTAATGACGGACAAAGTAATCAGGGTTGCTACCGTATCGTTGGTGACAGCCATAGCAGTGAGCAAACGCATTCATGGCATCGTACCGTATCCCTTTCTTTGACCGGCTGAAGTAGTGAGAGCAATGCAATCCTGCGCTGTTTGACTCGTACTGTGCACCACATCCCTGGCACTTGAAGTCACTACGCAGTCTAACGCATCTACTGAACCAATGATCTGCCGCTGTTCTCTTTAGCTTCATCCTTATCTCCAAACGATTAGATTAATTATCGTTAGTCTCCACAAAAACATGGAATGCTTTTATCATCGTAGTCAAAAAGCGAACCTTGTGAAGAAGCAATCAACTTCATATCAGAATAGGATGGCTGATCCTTGGCAAAGTAAGAAAGCCCCCCGTACTTTTGCTTCGTGCGCTTGCTCATCTTTGCTTCTTCTTCTATCCACCATTCAGCAAGATCGGGTCTTTCACGGATAATTGACAGCTTTGCATTATGACCTTTCAAAAAGCACAGATCACAATTTCCCCAGATGGTCGCTCCATTGACTGCCGGCAGACGCAAGTCGAAAGGATGGGTAGACCAAAATCGTTGGACATCTGATTTTGTGATTCCAGAAACGTAGAGCGGACAATATTGATCTTGGTGCTTAATCTGTTTGTTATGAATTTTTGCGGCTCTCCTTGACTCATCAGCTCGTATACCGATAAAGGCTGTCCAGTAATCGAAATGCTTTTGCATAAATTCAATCTGCCGATTCACTTTTAAGTCTTGTGTGCAAAATCTTGCGACTGGGTTGGGCGTGTATTTTCTGGCTCTTATCAATGCGCTGAATGGCTCTCCCAACCTGCTGGCAGAATCATAATTTACAACCTTGGTTCCATAGAAAAATTTGCCATCGTCATCTTGGGTGATCTCTAATTCCACCCAGTTTATCGGCACACTCCACTGCTGTGAGCAGTCTTCGATAAAATCCAATGTCTCAGGCATTTCTTTGCCTGTGTTAGCGAATACTACTTTGGCACACTCGGGCAATCCGCCGTTCGCCTCAAGAACTTTATGTAACATCAAAGCGCTTGTTCTTCCGCCACTGAAGCTGATACACGTTGGCTCTTCAATTATAAAACTCATGCCTTTAATTCATCTTTTATTTGTTGAGGGAATGGTACATAGATCTGTTTGTTTTCTGAGAGCCACCTTACAAGCACCTCAGAAGCCTCTGAGAGTTCGGCTGGGGTAAGATTGGTGGTGGTCTCTTTGTCAAACATGGCTTTTACAATGGGCTTGTAGAGCATCTCCTTTACTAGTACCTCAGTGAACGGTATCTCAAAGTTATCACTGAAGGGGTGCCGTACCCAACAACCAGCATCGTTTAACTCGATAGCTATCTGCCGAAACCACAAGTGCATAGCATTGTTCTGTCGATCACTGCGCGTAGAGTCCTTGATTGAGTACATGACGTGCTTACCCTCTTCGTATTGCTTTTTAACGAAGCTAGTGAAGAACTTCAGTTTGTTTTTGTTATCGACTATCCAGCGATGTGCAGAGTCTGTCATATCATCTCCATTCAGTTTGCCCAGTTTGCCCAGTTTGCCCAGAAATCCCTTAATGCCCTTGTTTTAGGGGGCGGGTTGAATGCCCGACCATGGGGGTGGGGGGTTAAACTTGGGCTTTAGGGGCAGACGGGGCATTCTGGGCATTCTGGGCATTCTGTTTAGTTTTAGGGTATGCCACGTTTAACACCCGCTTATCCTTGCCATGCCCATAGTCAACGATTGATTTGCCTTCAGTATCGAGTTCTATATCAAACTCTTCTGTCATTCTGTTATGTATGCGATCTTCCATTACGTTACAGGCAAATCGAATTGCATCTTTTTCATTCTTGGCATGAACCCTGACCCACGACGTAACCTCTGTTAAGGTTTCGATACAATAAACTCGCTCACCATCATGCTCTAGTTGCTCAAGCAACCCAGATGTAAGATCTTTAAGGTATAAAAGAGTGCTATTTATCGACTCTAATCTTCGAGTAAGAGGGTGATCTGATTTATCAAACACCGCTGATCGTAGATCTTTTTCAGAGACTTTAAGGTCTTCAAGTAAAACATCTAGTGTCATTGTTAGTTCGTTCATTTGACTCTCCTTACATTGGGTTCCATCGGTAATACTTCTTGCCATGTGCGCCTTTGCGTTCCAGCGTCAGGTTGTTTCCCTTCAGCAGGTCGATGCAGTTACGTAGCATTTTCTTTGTACAGCCGTTAGGATTCACCTCATGGTCACTTAACAGATCATACAACTCTGACTGCGCCCATAGCTTGCCTTCCTTCATCACACTACTGAGCAGAATGTACTCATCCTCATACTTAGATATAGCCTTACCCATATTGATCTGCGCTTTTTGTTTTTCTTTTAGTTCGCTGATGTCATCGGTACTCATGAACTGCACAGAATCTACAGACTCTTCATAGTGAACAACTGCACTAGTTTGTTTGTACTTGAACCCACCCTCGAAGCTGATCTGGCTCCGATCTTTTTCATTGATTACTAGAAGTTCTTGGTAGGCGGCAAACTTGTCGTTCACGGGGTCAAGGCCAAACATATTATCTACGTCCGATTTCAGATCCCCTACGCCTTCGTAAATCAGGCGACCGTCCATGCTTCGATGTTTGTTGCAGTGACCTAGCAATATGACCGTACCACCTGCCGCCGCAAACTCACGAAAGACGTGTAATACGTCACGCATATCACCTTTGTTCAACACTGGTGCAAACTTCTTCAAGGTGTCGCAGATCACGATCTTTCCATCAGCGTGGCCTTCTTCACGTATTGCACTTAGTAGACGTAGCGCATCTTCGGTGTTTCTCAACAAAGGATCTGGTGAACTAGCTAAGGTAATCATGGTCATCCCATGCTTCCTGCCCATCTTCGCCTTTTGGAGTACACCCTTGGCACCGTCATCTTCGTTAAAATAGATCACATCGGAGCCTTTTATCAGGTTATTCCGAATACTCTGGAAGAGGTTGCCCAGTATCCAAACTGTCTTGCCAGCTCCGCTAGGCGCGTAGACAAGCGTAACTGTTCCCGTAGTAATCATGCCTGGAACTACATCTCTTTCTTTGGCTAGTCTTTCTTCCATCTCTTCGATCCGATCATTGACTGCCGCGAACATAAGCTTTGATAGTGCAGAGGATGTTCCGTTTTGGTGCGTTGCTCCATTGATGTGCGGGGTGGGTGCTTGAGTGGGATTTACTTGGATTTTATTAAGTTCTTTGCAGTACATTTCCCATTCATCCTGCATGGGTGTCTCCTTTTTTAGCTCAGAAAGTCTTTAACTTTGGCCTAGTTTTGCCTAACTGTCAAACATGATTTACCCATGTATACAAATGTTTCCACATGTTTACATCTTTATACAACTTTAGTACACTGCATTACATCTCAATACAACAAAGGAGAGAGAGATGACAGGAACCGTTAATATTCATGGCAAGGAATACAAGACTGTAGCTTTGCGTATTCAAGAGTTTAGGGAGAAGCACCCTGACTTTACCATCCAAACAGAATTGGTTGAGGCTAACGATACCTTGGTTGTTATGAAGGCCACGATATCAGCGGCTAATATGGTGATTGCCACAGGCTATGCCGAGGAGGTTAGAACAGCCAGCAAGATCAACCGCACTTCAGCATTAGAGAACTGCGAGACCAGCGCAGTAGGAAGGGCGTTAGCGTTCTTCGGGTTGGCTGGTTCTGAGATAGCTTCAGCGGATGAGGTAGCCAACGCTATCCAACAGCAAAACAATCAGGGCTCCAGCGAAGAAATGGAAAGGCTGGTGTCTCATAACGAAGCATGGCGTAACAACTCAGCCTCAATCTACTTTATCAAGGAGTACATCAATATGGATGAGCCTAAGTGGGAGAACGTAGCTGAAGCATGGGGTGAGATTTCAACCGAAGATAAACAAGCATTGTGGCTGGCTCCTTCAAAAGGCGGGGTATTTACTACGGCTGAACGTGCCGCACTTAGATCCGATGAGTGTAATGCCGCAATGAAAGTAATGGGAGTAAGTAATGAGTGAAACAATATATGTAAACAGCATGACTGTGAGAGCAGAGCCAAAGATGGATTGGATGATTGATGGTATGGCAATCAAACAGCCGTCCCCAAAATCTTTCTCCAAGGCAAAGATATCTATTAACTTGGAGTCGTTTGGTAGGTGGTTAGTTGAGTTTCAAAGACAAAAAGTCGATAACGATTACATCAATCTCATGATTCAAGAGCCATACTTTCAAGCCAAATTGTCTTTAAAAATTGATGAGTTCAAAGACTTCATTTCAGAGTTTTCTGTTAATAATCCTGGCAAACAATGGGTCAACATTGACATCAATGAGAAAAGATCAGGCGGTCTTTACGCACAGCTAAATACTTGGGAGCCTAACAAAGAGGCAAAGCCAAAAGAAGAATCTAACAATGATTCAATGCCAGAGTGGATGAAAGGTTAAGCGCGTTGGTTTGGTTCCGTACCAGCGTTCATTGCCCCGTCCAGTGCGGGGCTTTTTTAGGAGATTAAAATGAACAATCACAACAAGACCACTATCGTAAGCGAAACTGAATACCTGTATTACAGAGATCTATTTGACATCTTTAAGGTGTACCAAGTGCCAAAGCTAATTCGTATCCTCGATGAGCAAGGCATTAATTACTTCAAAGATGCAAACGAGAAACCCTTCACAACAAGGGGCGCTATTGATGGTGCGCTGGAGAAGGTTAAATAGTTTTGGTAGTCTTTGATTTGCCCACTCGAAACAGACTGCGACAAATGCAACCATCTGGAATAGATTCGAAAGGCGTGGTTGGCAACATCCCTGCGGGCAAAAATTGTTGCGCCTCTTTGCTTAGGTAGGGTGCCGCGATTGCGTCTACTGGGCGCGGCCAACCAGCACAACAGGCAAGAGAATTGCCTTAGACTGCATTATCTTAGCAGTCACCATGCTCTTTTATATACTATTTTTAATAGCAATCATGCCATTGCAATCACTATACCCACGATCGTATGCTGGAGACGTTTGTAGATCGGGGCGTTCGTTTATGCGGTCAGACCACCCTTCTCTGTAGTCAAGCTCGACCACATTAAGATAATCGTTTAAGAACCACTCGCATGATCCCACTTTTATTACATCTGCTTTTTTGGTCACTCTGATTCCTCGTAGCATTTTTAAAGACTGATCCACCGAATCTTCTGGTAGTTCTGTTGGTAGTTTAGTTTTCATTCAATCTTTCCTCTATTTGTTGGTGGTTAATAACTGCATATCCATTCCATTTACAGCTTGTGACTTCTGTCCACTCTTCTCGATGGACTGCAACTTGGCCCCACGCTTCGGTAGTGGATATCTCTTGGCGTTGAATAGTTGTCATCTCAAGATCGTCCATGTCAACAATCAATGAAGCTATGCCGGTATCACGATCATAATCATCAATCTCTGCACCCATGAAATCTTCAGCGTCGTCGTGTACTATCGCAACAATCTGAATCAGAACTTCATCTTTCAATAGCTTTCTCATCGCTTATCACCCCTCGTTTTTGTGATGTGGGCCTTGATCTCTTCCGCATCGCGGCCCTTAGAATGATAGTAACCCTGCATCTCGTTCACGAAATCCTCGAAGTCCTCATAGCTAGGGCGTGTATCATTAGCTACAACATAATTTAGCCACATGCGGATCAGGCTCTCTGGATATAAGCGCTCCATTATTCAATCCTCCATATTCGAAATGATTTACCTTTGACCACAGTTCTTGAGGCATACTTATATCCTCGCTTCTTCATTTGACGGATAAAGTGCTGTCGGATTTCTTCTACTCTAGCGTATACCTCATCGGGTTTAGTGCTAGGGTCGGTATAATCATAATCGGGAGGGTAATATAGGTGCTTCGGAAATCCCGTTTTTTCTGAAAACTCAGCCCTATCGACAAGTAGACTCTGATCTATCTTCATTTCATCAAGAAAGCTCCAGTCTATATAAGTGCCATCTTTTCTGGGGTGGTTTAAAGGAATATTGTTTTCAAACACTATGCTCATGACTCACACCCATTTTCTCGCTGGAGATAGACCACGTTAGAGCGTATCTCTAGCTGTGTACGGGCCACTTCATCTGAGGCATCCGGTACAGCGCCCAAGGTCTGATCGGCCTTCTGAAGCAGTTCTATAGCTTCTTGGATAGCTTCATGCTTCTTTGCCGATCTCCACCTGTACAGCTCTGGAAATAAACTACGAGCAGTTACACGCACCTTTTGCTCGTAGATGTCGTTAGGGTGGTGCATGTCCAGAAGATTGTTCTTTAACAACTGGACTTCCCACTTGCCCAACTCTGGGCAGATAGTGCTGATGTACTTCTCACTAAAGTTTTCCATATTGTTACTCTCTTTTTTTGATGTTTAATAAACTTTTAAAGTTTATAGAAGTTATTGATTGTTTTCTAGTCTCTCTTGCTCAATTTCTTTTGCGATTTCATCGTCTGACATACCAATTTGACGGGCTGAACTCATAAAGCCATCTTCATCCCATTGGTTAATCAAGTGATGTTCGATCAGCGACAGAACATACTCGCCAATATCGCCACGCGCATACCATTCAGGCTTCATTATTCCTCTCTCCATAGATAAACACCCTCGGGCATTGTCTGACTTTGTAGCCTAAAGTTAAGCGATTTAGCGGCAGTCCTCATGCACCGGACGGCATTCGAGCGCGAGGTCTCACCCTCAAACAAGATCGCATTTTCTTTGCCTACCTTCATCTGCAAGCACTCCTCTTTCCAGCGTCCAGGTTTGCTGATCTTTTGCTCTGGCACTGATACATTTCTCTTAATTAGCATTGATTAATCTCCTTTTGCTCAATCTTCTTTGCTTCTATCATTGAATCTAAAAACGATGTGATATGGTCAGCGGATCGCCTTGTACTGATGCTAAAAAGACGCGCTCTTTCGTATTCGCACTCTCTAACGGCATCCAACACGTTTTGCGTTAGTCTTATCTGTAGCTCTAACTCTTCAACAAGATGATCGTTAAAAGATTTTATATTCAGGTTTGTCATGTCTTTATGCCTCTTTTAACAGTGATTCGACTTCAGATTTTGCGCGTTCGATCTCATCGCTAGACAGATGACCGGCGATAGACTCCGCCATGCGTAGCGCGTCGTTTGATTGCGCGTCGGTTGTGGCCGTTACAGCAAGCCACAAGCCCATGCGGAACGCTTCGTAATGGTTTTGAATTTTCATCGGCTTATTCCTCCCATCCTCCAGATTTGGCTACGCAATCATCACAAACAACGTCAACAACATCTTTGAACGATGTCATGTCAGAACTTCCAATATCAGAGGAAAGTTCTCCGCACACATCGCACTCCATGAGTAAACATGTAGAACATGCAAAGCCGGTCTTTTCTCCATCATCTGCGGGAATCCGGTTTACGTACAAACCAGAACCCCACGCAACGCTTTCATCGCAGTAGATACACTGCTCCCCTACGTTAATCATGTTTAAAGCCCTCCATTGATAGCTTCGAGACTGACAAGCCCCAGCAGTCCGCCGCTGGTAAAGGCGAAGGCCGGAAGCCATTCAAAGTTAAGCGCCAACATCGCGCCGGTTAGTAAAAGGGCCGCTGTGATAGCGGCTAGAATTACGTCTGTCTTGTTCATTGCGTTACCTCTATTTTGTTTGTTGCTTTCATTGCGTGTTTACGCGCTCTCTCTTCTGTTTTAAAACTGATGTGATAAACAGGGTGCCCCGTTTCAGTGTCTTTGTAGTGGACGCAATAGGGCATACGTCCGCCTTGTCTGTACCAAATCTCAGCGGTTAATCCATCGGGATCGTAGTCCGCTAGTATGTCGATGATTCCCACCCATTTCGCCATGATTAACCCCTTGCAATAATTGTTGTATTGAATTTGTTGGAACGCGATCCATGTACAGCGATCGCGATATTTTGTGATACCCCGTCGCATAGCTTGCAATCTACGCACTGGATACCATCGGAATCCGATAGACATTCGATTTCACCATCTAGCAGACCGTCGCCTTCCATCGCTACGCGGAATGTTTTCGCGCCTTGTTTCTGGTATTTGGTCGCTTGCTTAGGGGAGTCAGCAGATACTTGGCATAACGTGAAATAACGCTTGTCGAAGTTCTTGTGATTGGCTTGGTGCGTGTAACCGGTATGAGCGCGAGCCAATCTAGCGATGATGTGGAATATCTCGAAAGGTACTGCCGCGGGATCACCATAAGCGCCTAGTCTTACGACACGCGACCGGAAGTAATCAGCGTGTAGCTTGTGGTCATATTGTTCATACAATCCTCGCTTATAGCTTTTCCAAATCTGATTGGGCGCTTGTCCTACATTGACGTAACACGCGCCATTATTGAAATGACGATGCGGACAACTACCACATATCGACGAATCATCGCCGGTCTTTGTAGCTTCCACGGGGTTGATATCGTCGCGCAGTATCCAAGTCTGAATAGCATCGCCGGTCTTTACGTTAGACGTTGATAGCGTAGCGATTAGAACAATCGGAGCGCCGTCCAGTACCGATGGGCCTTGGTAGAGAATAAAACCGCGTCGTTTAGGTAATGCCTTAGGTGATGTCTTTTTGCCTAGCATTGTAAATCTCTCTCTGTTTGTTGGTTGATGGTGCAAAGCGTACCCGAAAACGCTCCCGAAGGAGCGCAGACGGCTAGGCTTTCAGTAAGAACCCTTACCATTAAAGGTGCCGAATTTGCTCGCGATATTCATCTCTGGGACAGTCTCGCCGCGTGACTCCAACTCCTCCGCGTAATACTTGGCATACGCCTTGTTATAGTGCGTCTTGCCATGCCCACCCGCGAAGTAATAGGTGTTGCAGGCGTTGGCGTAGCGTTTAAATAGCTCGCTTGTTTCAATTTCGGTAATGTTGTCGATCATGTTGTTTTCCTCTTTTAGTTGATTAATTTGAAAGCTCTAACCTTTACAATTCGCGTTTCTGTCCATTGGTTTTTTAGTTCGCGCTCATGCCATAAGGCTCGCTTTCTCCACACTGGCTTTTTTAGTGCGTCGCGCCATTCGAGGTCTACTAGTTGCCAGTATCCATCTGATACTTTTTCCTCGACTGACAATCGACCGTCCCTCGTTTGAACCATCCAAACATGCTTTTTGTAATCGTCTCTCATTGTTTAGCCCTCTTTTGTTGATTGGTTTCTTGAGACGCTCCGAAGAGCGTTTCGCTTGGTCACCACCCAAGCTCATCAGTCAAGATACGGTCATCTATACAGGCTTCACCCAAAAACCGTAGACCATTTTTTCGGTGCAGTCCCAGATGTCTTGAGCTACACCGTGATCAACACACACATAGTGTTTGGCTTGACGCGCTATCACCTTGCCATAACGGTACAGGTCATAAGTGCGAGCCTTGCGGCCTTCAAACTGCGGGGCAGGTCTCCATTGATAACCAAGTGCCCTAAGTGCGGCATCGTAATCTTCTTTGTAAATGCCGCTGGACAATCGACCGTTACCAGCCTTACCGCGATTGGTGTATTTGCGGAGGTGCTTTTCTGCCGCTTTCCAATCCATGCCTTCAGCGATTGCCAGAGCCCGAACACCGCAGTAACCGCCATTGAGTGATCTGTGCTCTGATTGACCGCCGTCATTGAATTGATAGTTGTTCATTGTTGAATCTCTCTCTGTTTGTTGGTGTGGATAGATTGAAGGATAGATGTTACAGGAATATGACAATGTAGATATAAATGAGGATATTTGAAGGATATATTAGAATCGTTTGTTATATGCTTATGTCATTTGGTTATATATTTTTTGTGGTGGATTTGGGTTATGGGGTACATCACTCACTCTCACACTTCCACCGCTAGACATCCTCACGTCACAATCTAACGACACAAGTTATGCCATTAGTTAGTGTCATACTTTGTGTCATTATCTTTTGTCATAGATTGTGTCATTTGTTGGG